GCGGTCGATATGGCTCTGTCCATGGATGACTTCCGCGCTCGCGTGCTGAAGCCGGCCATGGCGGCGCTGGCCAACCAAATCGACTTGCTGGCCATCCAGAGATTGACGGCGGCCACCTATAACTGCGTCGGCACGGCCGGGCAGTTGCAGGCCGGTACGGCTACGTCGGCGCAGGCCATCGCGGCGGTCATGGCAGCCGGTCAGCGTCTCGATGACGAAGCGGCGCCAATGGATGCTGACCGCTATGGCATCATCGGGACGGCAACGAATACCGGTCTGGTGCAGGCGCACAGCACGTTGTTCAATCCGTCCAGCGTCATCGGCGAGCAGTTCAAGAAGGGCGCAGTGGGCTCAGGGATCCTGGGCTTCGACTTCTACCGTTCGCAGAACATCACGAACTTTACGGCCAGCAGCCTCGCGGCAGCCAAGACCAACACCGTCAACGGCGCGCAAGGCGCCAGCAACGCGGTCCAGACCGATGCGAGCACGACCTTTACCCTGACCGTCAACGACATCGGCGCGGCCCTTCCGGCCGGTACGTCGGTCACGTTCTCAGATGTCTACGCGGTCAACCCGCAATCCAGGGTGCCGACCTTGGCGCTCAAAAACTTCGTGGTCACGGAGGCTTATGCCAGCGGTGGAACCACTCTCAAGATCTACCCGTACCCGATCTTTAGCGGCCCGTTCCAGAACGTTTACGCCAGCGGCGGAGCGATCCCGAACAACGCCACTCTGAGCCTGCTCAATGGTTACGGTTCGGCCATCACGCAGCAAAACCTGATGTTCCACCGCAATGCCTATACCTTGGCCTGCGCTGACTTGCCGCTGCCGTCCGGCAACGGTAAGGCATCGCGCGCGCAGAGCAAGGCTGGCGGCCTGGCAATCCGGTTCGTGGAAAACTGGTACGACGTAATGACTGACCAATTCGTGAGCCGCTTTGATGTCCTTTTCGGAGTCAAGGCGGTATATCCGGAACTGGCCACCAAACTCAACGGGTAATCGCAAACATGGCAGCTCCCAACATTGTTGCAGGCACCATGCCGGCCGTCCGCGGCGGCATGGATCTCATCACAGTCACGCTGTCGCCGGTTGCGGTGGCAGCGAATACCACAGCCGCGCAGTCGCTGACAGTCAGCGGGCTGGCTGTGGGTGACATTGTCGTCAAGGTCGAAAAGCCCACGCACCAAGCGGGACTTGGCATCGTAGGCTCTCGCGTCTCAGCGGCTGATACGCTGTCTGTGACGTTCGTTAACGCAACAGGGTCGAGCATCACGCCGACCGCCTCCGAGTCCTACCTGATTCTGGTCCACCGACCGTATCAGGCACGCACCGAGACGACCTTTGGAGGCTGAGTTTCAGGAATACCCGAAGTGGGTTCCTGATCCTGACGATCCGGAAAAGGGGCAGGTGATCCTCGCCCCTGAGCCAAAGGAACAGCCTGAGCCAAAAGCACAGGAGCAGCGCAAGCCGCGCAAGTAATCAGGGGCGCTACGGCGCCCCATTCCGCACGAGGGCGGCGATGATTCGATTCTCAGATGTAGTGGCAGAGGCGAACGCGGACGGTGTTCTTGAGCCTGTCGCGGGCGCATCGGTTACCGTTCTTACCTCGTCTACCTCGACTCCAGCGGTCATTTTTGACGAGCTCGGCGCGCCCATTTCCAACCCTGTCACAACTGACAGCCTTGGCCGGTTCGAGTTCTTCTGCCGGACGGGGAAATACGACCTGGTCGTATCCCAGACCAGCATCACGACCCACACACGGCAGGGCGTACTGATTGGCGACGGGACGATTCACGCCTCCGATTACGCTATTGCCGACGGTATCAGCGACGCCGCGGAAGGCCTTCAAGCCGCGCTAGACGAGGCCTCAGCGCTCGTCACTGCGGGCGGTGCCTCGGTGGTGGTCGATCTCGACGGCGGTCAGTATTTACTTGGTGCGCCCATTTTCGTCGGGTCACGGACCACGCTGCAAAACGGCATGCTGATCGCCGACCCGGGAGCCGATTGGGGCGACGACGGCACCGGACATGCTACGCGCTACGTCATTGAAATGACCAGTAGCGGGGCGCAGGAGACCGAGATCAGCCGGGTGCAAGTTAACTGCAGCTTGGTAGCGAACGGCATTCTGGTCGCCGTCGCTGGCGCGCAGTTCAACCGGCTACTCAATAACGAGGTGTTCGGGTTCAGCGCGTGCGGTATCGAGATCCGTACCGCGACCGGGTGCCGAATCGAAGGCAACAACATCACGCAGGGTCGGCCGGGGGCGGCCGGGTTTGAGACGGATGCCGATCTCGACGGTATTGCCTTGTGGATTCGCGACAGTGACCAGAAGATATTCCGCAACATTCTTCGCTGGACTGGTAAATGCCTGAAGATTGACGCGGGGACATGCCTGATCGGCGATAACCACATGTACAACGGGGGGCTCGGCGCCTTCCAGCGACAAAACCCTGTCATTGTCGAAAACCGTGGGCGTGGGAACCTGTTCACGGGTAACTATTTTGATCTGGGCGAAATCCGGATCTACGACACCAACTGCGTTTTTACGGGGAATCGTCATCTGGTGGCACCAGCGAGCGCTGTTCTGGCGGGTGTTTATGTCGTTTATGCATCGGGCGCCGATGATATCTTTAGTTGGCTGGAAATATCGAACGCTTACCTGCCAACCGAGGTTCGCGACGGTACTGTTCCGTACGTCACACTCGTCGAGGATGCGGATAACTATTTCAGGGAGCGCGCGAGCTCATTTCTGTTGCACGGCACAGCGGCTGACCCCGAGGTAATTCCCAGATCCAAGGTCATCGTCCGTACTGGGTATAACTCGCAGCGCGTTGGCGAGTTCCGTGGGCAGATGTCGTCCGCTTGGGTTTGTGCGGAATCCAGCACGACCACGGACAATGCCGCGCTGCCGGGATTTGGCGCCTATGGCGACAGCGCAGTTATCTCGACCAACAACGACAACCAAATATTCATCAGTCCATCCGGACTTGTCGGCATCAACGGCGAGGAGGACACATATCTGCTAGGTATCTGGCGCGGGTCCGGCAACATGGTACGGGTGGAAAATACCCTGACGCTCGGAACGGCTGACATCAACCAGATAGCCTCGCGCGACACATCAAACGAAATCGTCGGCACCTACAAGATCACCGACCGCGAGTTTGGGCCTCGCGCGGCGTATGAGGGGCGCACCGTCACCGGGTCCACGGCAAACGGACTGGCGGTTATTAGCGCGGGCACGTCGGGTGTCATGGAACCGTTGTGGGCGGTGGCGTCCGGCCAGTTGCGCCCTTGGACGAATAATGCAGTCGACATTGGCACGGCATCGCTGCGGGTCAAGGATATTTACCTGACCAACGCACCAAACGTCTCCAGCGACGAGCGCAACAAAACAGACATCCTCGACTCGGACCTGGGCCTTGAATTCATCCAGGGGCTGCGGCCGGTCAGCTACACCGTAATCACATCAGCGAACACCAACACCGCAGGCACTCCGACTACGGAGACGGTGGAGGTTCCGGTGATGCGGCTGGAGGAATACGAGTCGGTCGATATCGTTGACGGGGTCGCCGTGCTGACTGTCGGCACGCGTGAGGTCCCGGTCTATGACTCGCTGCCGGTGGTGGATGACAACGGCGACCCCGTCTATTTGCTCAATGATGACGGTACGCCAACCACAATCCAACGCACCTACCTGCAGGCCAGGACCGAAACCATCACGCGGGACGTTCCAGCGCTGGAAGCGGGCACGACGGCGGGCACGCGGACGCACTACGGACTGATCGCACAGGAGGTCAAAGAGGCGCTTGATACCCTGTTGGTGCCCAGCTTTGCCGGCTGGGGCCTGGCGGATCCGGGAGACGCTGAGAGCACGCAGCATTTACGGTATGACGAGTTTATCGGACCACTGATCAAAGCAGTGCAGGAATTGGCCACACGGGTAACAGCGCTGGAGCCGCCTCCATGATCATCGTCGGCACCGCCGCACCAAGCCGGAAAACCACCACGGTTCTCGACCTGATCAAGGGCGCCTTGCGCCCACTCAACGTGCTGACCGGCAACACGACGCTCACCGACGCCGAGGCGCAAGACGCACTCGAGGCGCTGAACTGGATGCTGGATTCGTGGAGCAACGAACCGCAAGCCATTTACCACGTTCAGCGCATCACGGCGACCCTTACGGCCGGCCGGAACCCGCACACCTTCGGCCCGGGCGGCGACATTGACGAGGCACGGCCGCAGCGCATTGTGGCGGCCACTATCCACGTCGGATCGGTGGACTATCCGCTGGCAATGCTCGGCTTCGACGACTGGGAAGCCATCCGATGGAAGAACTTGCAAACGGCCTGGCCCCTGTACGGCTACCTTGAGCCGACCTATCCGCTGGCGAGCCTGTACCTATGGCCGATCTCGACGGGCGGCGCGATCAACATGCAAACCGAGTTCCCGCTGACCGGCTTCACGGACCTGACCGACGAGGTATCACTGCCACCCGGCTATGCCGACGCGATCCGGTACAACTTGGCTCTGCGGCTGGCGCCTGAATATCAAGTGACGGCAGGGCCGGACGTGATGCGGATGGCGATGGGCTCGCTTAACGCGATCAAGCGGGCCAACAACCGGCCGCTCACGATGGCGATCGATCCGGTGCTGAGAGGGTCATCGCGGGGGCGATATAACGTTTTCAGCGACAGCAGCCGGTAATGGCTCAAATCCCCTTCATCGGCACACATCGCGGGCGCTCTCCGAACCTGGGAGCGGCGCGTTACCTGAACCTGTACCCACATCAGGCGGCAGACGGGCGCGTGTCGATTCTGGGCACTCCGGGGCTGGTCCGCGTAGCCTCGACTGGGAACGCACCGGTCCGCGCGATGTACTCGACGGGCGGGCGCTTGTTCGTTGTGGCGGGTGAATCGGTCTATTCGCTCAGCCAGACGTGGGTCGTGACGCAGATTGGGCAGTTAAACACCATGGAGGGTCCGTGCTCGATGGCGTGGAACGGCTCGGAGCTGCTGATCGTTGACGGCACTGCGGGGTATCTGTTCCGCACCACCAACAACTCGTTTACGACACTGCAGGACATGCCAGCGGCGCGGACGTGCTGTTTCCTTGACGGGTATTTCATCGCCAACAAGCTCGGCAGTAACCAGTTCGTGTTCTCCGGCATCTATGACGGCCGGCATTGGGATCCGCTGGACTTCGCGAGCGCTGAGGCCTCGCCGGATAACATCGTGGCGGTGGCCTCGACCTTCGGCTATTTGTTCCTGCTCGGGGCCTCGACCACGGAAATTTGGTACAACGCCGGCGACCCGGATCAAGTGTTCATGCGGGTCCAGGGTATGGTGGCCTCGAGCGGCTGTGCGGCGCCGTTCTCCGTCGCCAAAGTGGGCGAGACGGGCAACGTGCTCGTTTGGCTCAGCGCTGGCGAGCAGGGCCAGGGCTACGCGGTGGCAAATGCGGGAGGCTCCGGTATGGAGCGCATCAGTACCGCCGAGGTCGAGTATCAGTGGTCGCAATATCCGCGCATTGATGACGCGATCGGCTACGGCTACACCCAAGAGGGCCATGTGTTCTATGTGCTGACTTTCCCAAGCGGCGGCGCGACATGGGCCTATGACATGGGCACGAAAACCTGGCACGAGCGGCAGACGGCGGGGAATGAGCACTTGGGTCGGTGCTGCGCTTTCTTTGTCGGCCGGCACATCCTCGGCAGTCGTGAAGATGGGGCGCTGTATGCCTACGATCTGAACGCCTACACCGACGCGGGCGAGCGCATCATCCGCGAGCTTGTTGGCCCGACGCTGGGCACTGACGAGGGTCTGCTGTCGTATCGCTCCGTCCAGGTCGACATGGACCGCGGGGACGTGGCGATCGATCTCGACCCGCAGATGATGCTCAGCTGGTCAAACGACGCCGGCCACACGTGGACCGACGAGATAACCGGCGCGATCGGCAAACAAGGCGACTACACCCGTCGCGTGATCTTCAGGCGACTGGGCCGCTCCTTCCGTCGCACGTTCAAACTGCGGATCTCGGACCCGATCCGGGTGGCCATCAATGATGCCACGGTGCTGACGGAATGAACTTGCCACCGATTCCCACCCGCGACCCGCTCACCGCTCCGACGTGGATCACGTGGTTTTCGGCGCTGGCGGCTGCGTTCCGCTCGGACACGGCCAGGGTAGCGGCGCTGGAAGCCGATATCGCTGCACTGCGGGCGCGGGTGACCGCGCTGGAGAACACGTGAATTACGTAGTCACCCTGGACGGCAAGACGCTATGCGGCAGGGCAAAGCCGACCCCTCACCAGTTCGGAGAGGCGATGGTGCGCGCGATAGCTGAAGGCGAGATCGAACAACGGGAATGCCCGCTGGATCACTACTTCGCCAAAGGCCTGTACGGTCGCCGGATCTATTGCGACGCCGGTACCACGGTCACGACGCAACGGCACAAGGAGCAGCATTTTACGTTTGTCCTGCGCGGCAAGGGGCAAATCTACAACGGCGAGGACGTGCGGCACTTTGAGGCGCCAGCTTTCTGGATCACCGAGTCGGACACGCAGCGGGTAGTGGTCTGCGAAGAGTTTACGGACTGGATCACGGTCCATGCGAACCCGGACAACCTGACGGACTTGGACGTTCTGGAACCGATATTGGCCGAGGACACGCTGTCAGCGCTCAAGGCGCTGGCGCTCGACAAAATGAAGAGGATCGACTAATGGCTTTCGCTGGAATCTCCGCGGGCACTGCGGCGGGCATCGCGGCAGGTGTCGGTGCTGTCGGGTCTGTGGCCGGGGCGGGCATTTCCGCTGCGGGAGCATCCTCGGCGGCGAATCAGACGCGCAAATCTCTCAACCAGGGCTACGGCATAGCGTCCAAGACGCTCGGCCAGAACGATCGTTTCCTTGGTGATCTCTATTGGCCCTACGTCGGTCAGGCGAACACCTACCAGACCCGGCTGAATGATGAATTGCTTGGCGGCAGTCTGTCGCAGCCTTACGACTGGAACCGCTACCGCGGGGATGCAGGGCTTG